ATCTTGGGCAGCTCTCTCATACCCTCGACCTCGCCACGCCCTCGAAGCGGTAGACCGCCCCGGCCTCGTCCTTGTAGTAGTAGCCCTCGTAGCTGTCCGCGTTCTCCTCCGTCACCGTCACCGGCGAGCCGGTCACCTCCACAACACCCATGCTTGTGGCCTGCACGCCCGGATAGAGCGTCAGACTGAGCGTGCTGTCGCCGTTCTCGGTAAACAGCACCTGCGGATTCTCCGTGTCCACCTCTACGGTGTAACTGTTCAGCAGACCCGCCACGTTGACCGAGCCGCCGCGCTTTTGCAGCGCGCCGCCCGCCGTGACCTTGAAATTCCGCATGACCGCCGCCTCGCCCATCTCCAGCGAAGCTTCGCCCTCCTGCGCCTCGTTGACGCCTTTCCACTGCTTGATTTGGTAGACGGATTCACTTACGTTGGTATTTACAGTTGCCATGTATACCTCCAGAAGCGCGCCCTCTAAACTAGGACAATGCGACGCATGAGCCGCCTTGCCCTTACAAACTCGGGCGTGTAGTTTTCATTTGCCGGACGCCCGCGCGTGGCGCTACCCGGCTCCTGGCTCCGCCGGGTGGTGTCGAACCACCGCTCTCAGGGTCAAAGCCTGATGTACTCCCGTTATACGACGGCGGCAAGTCGGCGGGGAATTTCCCCGCCCGTAGGTGAACCAGGGCTATAAAGCCAGCTCGTTGCCGCGTGGAGGGCGCGACCCTCCGGCCCGGATGTTGGGCTGCTTCGTGCGCGCGGCATTTTGCGAGGGCTACCATCTGGAAAACTCGCCGTATGGTATCCCGCCGTAAAGGTCGGTAATGTCGCCAACCTCGGCCTCCTGCTTCATCAGCCACACGGCGCGCAATTCCTCGTATCGCTGCTGGTAGAAGCTCGCGGCGGTCGGGTTTTCGTCTATGAGAAGATTGGCCGCGAGGCCGTAGGGCAGGGCGCTCAGCGCATAGTTGGTGTCAGCGGTCGGCACCATGTCGTCCAGGGACGTGACCGGCAGCCAGTTGTCCCGGTTGCCCAGCAGCATATGCAGCTCGCCGACGAGCATGTTAATAATGGCCGGGGTGCGGTACTCGTACTCCTGCGTGTCGCTGGTCTGAGCTTGCCCGGTCTGTCCCAGCTCGTCCATGATACCCATCGCAGCGTCAAACACGTCGTTCACATATGCCATGCTTTATCTCCCTTCAAAGAAGGGCGGGGAGAGCCCCGCCCTATTGTCTTGCCTATCAGGCGCTGAGTTCCTTGGTAAGTATGTCGGAGGTGTACTTACCAGCCGCACCATAGGCGACAGCTTTCAACGTGAGGCCAGCAGAGCCGCCAGTGATAGCGCTGCCGGTCGCAACGGAAACAGCAGTGTTGCTGTAGCGCGGGTCGGTACCGTCAAGCGTGTACTTGATAGTAGACGCATTGGCGCTGGTAAGCGTCGGGTTGACGCCGGTTCCGGCACTAGGAGTAGCTTGCTTTGCGGCAGTAGCCACAGCGACATATACGCCGGGAGACTTTTCGCTAAGCACTCCCGCCCAATAGCGCACGCGACCCTCAATGACGTTGCCGTCTATGCCGAGCGGGTCTTTTTGAATCTTATACTTCGTCAGCTTTTGCGCAAACGGGCAGGCGTCCTTGTGCTGGAGGATAAAGTACACATTGGCGGGCATATCGCCGTCAGGCACAACACGCACGTCGAAACCAGCGACGCGCGGAAGCTTGTTCTCGGTGAGAGCCTGAGAGCCCAGGCGCTCCAGATAAGTGAGGTTGGAGAGGTTCGGCAGCATGGCGGCGTATTTCTCGGCTATGAAGATGCTACGGCCACGCTTGGGAACGTGAGCGTTGTTCATAACACTTGCACCGGCCTGAATCATACCGAGAAGCGTCTCTGCGGTAGGCGCGGCGACGCCTGCAATGGTGCCGCCATCGGTAGCCCACTTGGTCAAAACATATGTCTCGACCTCGGGTATGACCACTTCACGAATCTGTACATGCAGGCGCTGGGACGCGCCCTTGATGTTGTACTGGTCTTGGGCGTTGCCCTCGTCGATAGAGCCGGTGAAGCTCCTGTCCTTCTCAATCTTGAAGGTCTGCACACGGTCGCCAATTTCCTCGATAGTGCCATATCGGGAGGTGCCGGTGCGCTGGTAGTCGTTCATCTTCATCTTGTCGACGGAGTAGACGCTTACCTCGTTGACGCCGGTGAAATCGACCTTGTTGTTAGTAGCGCCAGTCAGCAGAGATTCGCGGGCGAAAGCCTCGTCAACCCAGCGCTCAAATTTACTTGCGAGATTTATGGTTCCATCAGCCATTTATATATTTCCGTCCTTTCTAACACTCAGAAGGACGGCTAGTCCTTCTGGTTATACGCTGTTCCAGCCCGCGGCTATCAGGTCAACGGAGGGGAGTTCCCCGTCAGACTTTGCACTGCCGGTGCTGCGTTCAGCGTTCTTTGTGTTCTGCTTTTCCTGTTCCTTTGCCTTCACCTGCGCTTCAAGCTCCTTGATGCGCTGTTCAAGCTCCTTGGCACGCTCTGCGGCCTGGTGCTTCTCGTAGGCGTCAACAAGCCTCTCGCCCTTGCCAACAGCGTCCCACACGGATTGAGGGATAGCGTTCTTGTCCGTGGTCAACTTTGCCGCCACTTCCGGGAAGCGCTCGGAAAAGAGACGGACGTCCTCGGCGGCGCGCTGACGCTGCGCCTCCTTCTCGCCGTCGGCCTTGGCCGCGTTCTGCCTGTCTGCCTCAAGAGCCTTGCGCTCGCGGTCAAGCTTGATGCGCTCAAGCGCAGTCGCTTTGTCTATGCCGCGCTGCTGCGCGAGGCGGGCGGCTTCAACATCGTCGCGGAACGTGTTGAAGTCCTTGCCGCTGGTGTACTCGGAAAACCAGTCGTCAATCTCTTTGAGGCGGGCGCTCACATCGTCATACTTGCCGCGCATACGGTCGTAGTCCATGCCCTTTTGGGCGAGGGCAACAACCTCGTCGCGGCCAACAGTGCGCGTCTCGTCAAGGTGCTTGAGTGTGAAGGTTTCAGGCTCCGGCTCCTTCACCTCGGGTTCTCCCTCGGCTTTGGCTCCGGTATCCTCGGCAGCGGCTTCCTCACCGGCTCCGGCTTCGGCCTCGGCGAGCCTGACAGACCTTGGTCTGGGGCGCTTCATCCTCTGTGGAGCTGGGTTCGGTGTCACTGTCGTCGCCCTGGACTTCGGCGATAATGTCGCTGACGTCGTCAGGCCAATAGCTGTCTGCGCTTTCAACCGCCGTGGTCTCGGCGGTTTCGGTGCTGACGGTGTTTTCATCCATGATAAAATCCTTTCTCTGACTGGTCTGTCAGGCTCAAATTCCCCCGGTTGGTCTACCGGATTGATAAGTCAAATATGTAGTCGGGCGTCAACCCGCTAACATCTCCTGGTTGGCAATAGCCCGTTGCAGTTCGCCGTTGCCCTGCCCGCCGACAACCGGCATGGACGATATGTCCTCTCCGGTCGCGGGAGTGGCGGCGTCATTCTGCCCACCCTGCTGCGCCATAGCCTGAACCGCCGCCTGTTGCGCCCCGAGACGAGCGCGCACGGCGTTGAGCAGCCCTTGCTTGTCGTTTACGTAGTCGTCCGGCAGGCGTTCAAGATACTCGACTATGGTTATCTGGCCGCTGGCGAGCAGATTGTCAAGCGTGGTGGTGGAGGCTATCTCGCTCCAATAGGCGCTCGCGCCGACATCCAGCTTGAGGCTCATGGGCACGTCTTTGAGCGTGGAGAAGTCAAACGGCACGGCCATCTTGCCATCTCGCGCCATGAGCGGAGTGTTTTCAATGAACTGCATCATCTCCGGCGGCACTTCCTGAGATATGTCAATATCCACCGTGCGCTCGCCGTAATACTCGCTCATGAAGTCGACGTAGATGGAACCCAGTTCCTCTATGCTCTGGTAGAGGTTTTGCTTGGTCAGCTCGTTCGGCGTCGAGGCCGCACGCTGCAAGGCTATTATGGCGGACGTGTTGTCCGGGCGAGTGTCGCCGAGGGCGACGCTGGTCGCGCCAAGGTTGTTCTGCGTCATCTCCTGCGTGAGCTGGATGAACTGTGCGATCTGAGGCGAGACCTGAGCCGGGTCGAGTATCCGCGCCACGCCGTTGACATCCCCGCCGTTTACGCCTATGGCCTTGCCGATGCCGTTGTCCCATTTGGGGACGCGGGTGCGGTCGTAGACTATCTTGGGATAGGCCGTCGTCATGAGCGAAATCATGGTCATGGCGAACAGCTTGTTTATATATATCTGGTTGGGGATAAGGCCGGTAATCATGGCCTGCCCGTGGTAGTTGTCCTGGATGTAGTCCCAGCACAGCCAGGTCACGGGATAAAGCTTCAAGCCCAAATCCCAGGGCTTGCGTAGCATTATGCCCCGGCAGCACTCGCAGGCCCACACCGTCTTGGTCTTGTCGTCCTTCCAGAGGCGGAGTATGACCGTCGTTCGGTCGCCGGTGTCCTTGTACCAGTCCTGCGTGAAATCCTCGCTGTCGGGCTGTATCTCGTCCCACTGAGCGCAGCCCAGCTCCTTTGCCCGCTTCTTGAGCATTGAGGTCAGCTCGCGCTTTTTGATGAGGATATAGGGCTGAGACTGCACGTGCCTGTCAGCCGTGTTGCCAAAGCCGACGCGGGTGTTCTGCACAATCTCGGTGACTATGCCGCCCTTGACGCCGTTACCGGCGTCTATGCTGTCGTCCCAGTAGGTGTAGGTCGCCGCGTCGCCGTCCACGGCGGCGTTGCGCATATACTCCCGCATGAGCTGCGGTATCCGGTTGTGCTCGAAAAGCGCCTCAAACTGCGCCGTGATTACATCTGCTGCTCGTATAACTTCATCAGACGAAGCGGCAGCAGACAGCGGCGAAGCCTTGAGCTTGATGTTATCGCTGGTGTTGCTCGCCACGGTGAACAGCACCACGCGCTTGAGGAAGTTGAAAACCGGCGTGGGCAGGCCGTTGGACTGAACGCCTTCCCACTGACGCCCAATGAACATATTTTCATTTACGCGCACCGTGTCCTCTAAGTTAACGCTCTCGTTGTAGGAGAGCATGGCGTTGTATTCGCGCCAGACTTTGTCCGGCGTTATCTTGCGCTCGTCGCTCAATTCCCGTCACCCCTGTTGCGCATCTGCTCCATGCCGTAGTTCAGGATGTTCTGTATGCCTTCCTCGTACAAGCTCTGCTTCCTGTCCTCCGGTGCTTCGGTTTTAACCTCGGCAGTAGGCGCGCCCTCGCACAGCTTGTCGGCTATGCGCGCCAAATCCTTCTGCATAAGCACTATTGCCATGGCGGTAGAAGCCGTCCAGTTTATGTACTCGTCAAGCGCCGAATCAAGCGCGTCCGCGTCAAGCTCTATCTCGGCTTCCTGCCTGTCTCGCCAGTCGCGCCAAACCAAATAACCAAACACGGCGATGAGAAACAGAGACGCGAATATGTAAAACCAGTAATTTTCAGGCATAATTAACCTCCGTAGCTGATATACGAGGCATCGGCGCTGCCGCCCGCCATGAACTCGTCATAGCCTTCCTCGGCGTCGTCCTCGTCGTAGTCATAGTCGTTTTGGGCGGCTTGCAGCTCCGCCGCGACCGTGCGGCTTATAGCGTAGTACCTCACGGCGTCCACACGGTGGGTGACGTCGTGCGGTTCCTTGGCACAGTCGTTCGGGTTCGTCTCGTCGGCCTGGATGTCCTTCAGGTCGTCTATCGTCTTTTTGCAGTTCTTGAAAAACAGCAGAGACGGCTTCCCATCTGGCCGCTTGGCCAGCATTTCCTTGACAAGCATGTGACCCTGAACGCGGTTGTTGTTTGCCTTGACAATGGGCACGCCGCTTTGCATGAACACCTCGGCCATCGTCTTGCCGCTGTCTTTCTGCCGTGACCACATATCCGGCGGCGCAAAGGTAACTTCTATCTTCTCGCCCGGCATGGTCATATCCAGCATCGCCTTGGCCGCGTCCTGCACTATCAGGTTCGGCTCGGAGTATTCACGGTACATCCAGCTCCGTCCGTCCTCATCCACGGCAAACCAGCCGCAGGCAAACATGTCAAGGCCGTAGTCAAAAGCCCGGTAGCGCTTCCAGTGCTCGGGTATCTTGAACGGCTCCACGACATGCACGGCGTCGCTCAGCTCCGGGAAGTAGTTTCCGCCGAGTGAATCCCAGTCGCCGTAACGGTAAGCACGGCGCAGGTTTTCCGGCATCTGAGCCAGATTGCGGACGTAAGCCGGAGAGGATTTCATCAGTGCCGTGTTGTCCTCGACCGTGGCCGGGATAAACAGGTAGTCGTCCGGGTTCTCGTTCTCCTCCGGGTTGTCGCTATTCGTGATATACTGCTTGTCGATGAAAAGCCGCTTCACCCAGCGATGCCCAACGCCGCCGGGGTTGCAAGTGATGTAAAACCGCTTGGGTATGTCGTTGACGCCACGGAGCAGACCGCCGAGGAATTGAAAAGAGCGGAACGTGAACTGCGTCGCCTCGTCCATGAAAATCCAGTCGTATTCCTGGCCGTTGTACTCCTGCTCGGAATTGTCGCCCGCCCAGTGGCCGAAGTGTATCAAGCTGCCGTTGGCGAAGTATATCGAGTGCAGCGAGCCGTTGTAGCTCGCTATGCCCGGTATAATCATCTTTATCATCGGCTCGATGTGGTTCGATTGCAACTCGGGGTAAGTCTTACGCATTATCAGGATGCGGATGCCCGGATAGTTATAAGCGCCGAGCATGGCCTTGACCCTGACCGCCCACGTCTTGCCGCCGCCCTTCGCCCCGCCGTAGCCGGTATAGAGCTTGCGGGAAGCAAAGAACTGCTTCTGCTTAGGGTTCGCCTCACCGGGGTTCCAGACGTATTCTGTTTTTGACCCGGTTATCTCAGGCATGCTGCCTCCTACAGTGTTGCGGTAAAATGCTTCCTGCCGCTCGCCAAATGTATTACGGGGTGTCGCTTCCCGGCGGGCTTGAAGCCCCCGGCATCGGCATAGCCGCCGTAGCTGAGCGAAGCGCCGCCGTTGACAAACAAGTGCTCCACCAACACCGGCTGGCGGTGGCCGTAATCTATCCGATATGAGCATGTCGGGAAGATGGCTGGCAGGTGCGTGTGGTTGTGGCAGTAGATGTCGCAGTCAATTATGTTTTGTAAATCAGCTAAGCGCTGTAGCTTGCCGCCCTCTTTTCTGCCACTACCCGCACCGTGCGTGACGTATATGGTGTACTGCATCCTGCCGCCGTGCTTGGTGTCGTGCCCGAACTGTACAAACAGCAACGCCGACGTGTCGGAATACCGCTCGCTCAAGCCGAGCTCGGAAGCGGCGAAAGCCAGCGGGTCTATGCCAGTGCTCTTGTAAACACGGTTCTCGTGATTGCCTCGCACCATGCAGAGCACCTTGCCCTTCACTGGCTCTAAGAGCGATACTACCCGCTCTACCTGACCCATAGGGGATAGCTTGGCTCCGTGTACGTCGCCTATGCTGTCTCGCAGCGCCATGTCGCACAAGTCGCCACCGAGGATGCAATATGCGTTGGGTTTTTCGCGTATCTCGTCAAGCTTCTCGGCCACTGACCCAAGGTCGCACAGCGGGTCGCCTATGTGCCAGTCGCCCAGCAGATGGACGTCTATGCGTTCCAGATTTTCAGGCAGTTCAAGTACTACCGGCTTCACAGTGCCGCCCCTTTTCCGCCTACCCCGTCAAGCTTGATATTCAGAGACTTGGGCTTGTTGTCCGTTACCGTCCTGTCCACATATCCTCCGTTCTTCTCCTGCTTCAAGGCGTTCATACAACCGGTGGCGCACTTGGGGTTAGTGACCATCTGATTTTCGAGCCAGTCAATCCGGACCAGCCTTGCCCATTCCCACACATCGGCGTACTCGGCTTTAGCCATGTAGCGTTGGCCCTTTCCGCCAATGAGCCCAAGATGTATCATCATTCCGGATTCAGTAGGAAACCGCCCGTCTGCCTCGCAGCCGTCTATGTACTCTTGTATGCTTGCTTTGAGTTCTTCCACGGTGGGGTCTCTCGGCCTGCCGCCCGGCTTGCGCTCTTCAGTTGTTCGCTTTGCTCTCGGCAACAGCCGCACCCCCTTTTTCGTTAAATCGGGAATATAGCACGCCCCGGCGCAGAATTACAACAGTAAGTCCGACCGGGGGCTTTACAGGAGCTATGAGAGAGATATAATATATTCTCGTGAAGTCAGGAATAAGACGAGAGTGTGTGTCACATATCCTGTATAGGCTGTCGCCGGAGAGCGCCCCCGTTTTTCTGCCGGGGGGGTGCCTCGATTACTCGCTCGGCTGTAAACGTCCCTGGCCGCAGCAGCCCCCAGCCCGCGCCCCGCGGTACTCAATCGCCCCCCGCAGCCAGCGCCGCGCCGTGCTGCATAGATATGCGCATTGTATTCACAAATTGGAAATTACGCCGCCAAACATTCAACAAAATATAGATTTGTCTGAAATTCACCACGCTAAAGAATCCAGTAATCATGCGGCTTACAGCCGTTATGAATATTATCCAGCGCTGGAAATTAGCTGTCTTGTGCAGCCTGACGGAGTAATTATACAGCACAAAAGCGCCGCAAAACTCCTCCACTGCGCCCAAAACAAGCTCGCCAGCAGAGCGCCCGGCAGGCCAGCGGCGCAGCCTCAAGCCACCCCACAAGCCGCATCCGCCCCGCTCCGCGCCCCGCTCGCCACCTCCCGCCCTCGCGAAGCATCTCCCCTCTATGTTTGTCCCCCCGCCCCCCACAAAACACCTACAACCATTGATAATACTTGCTTTTTGGGGGCTAAGTATCATAAAGATACTAAGTATCTGAAATGCCCTAAAAAGGTCTACAAACTATAGACCAGCAAACACAAGCGATTGATTAAATACTCGCTTAATTGTCCAGAAACAAAACGCCCTGGCCTTGCATTGCTGCGAAGCCGAGGCAAAGAAAGAAAGTAACCAAAGAAAGAAAAGGGACTAGTTATATATAGCTCCTAGTAAAGCTCTTGTATAAGCTCTAAGTATATATACTAGTATATATATTATATATATTATATATATTATATAATATACTCTAGTAGAGCTTAAAGAGAGTAAAGAGAAAAGGGATATACTACGTATATCCCCAAAAGAGAAAGAGAGAAAGCCAAGGACAAGGACAAGAAAGCGACCGCCCCCGAATGCTAAGCGAACGGGGGCTGCCGAACGCTTGAAAGCAAAGACGCCCCGGAGCCGGTAAAGCTCTAGGGCGTCTTGTTGTTTTAGTCTCCAGCACCTCCTTGACCATAAGTATAGTCTTCCATCGCATGCCGCAATACCGTGTTAACCTTATCGCCGCGAGCGGCACATGCAGCCTTGAAATCTTCAAGTAGCTCGCGTTTAACCTTGACCGTCTGATAAGCCATGTTCGCGGCGTCCCAGCGTTGATTTGCGGCTTTCCGTGCTTCTGATGCCATAGCATCACCTCGCTATTATAATACACCAACGCTATACACGTTGTAAAGTGTACAATCTGCACGAAATACACGTTACAACTTTGTGCATCATTGCGGCTTGACTGTACGTTGCAACGTGTAGTATGATGAAGCCACAACGAAGAACACGAACCGAAAGGGGAAACGACAATGTACTTCCAGAACTGCCACACGCTCGACGAGCTAAAGCGCGAATACCGCCGCCTTGCCATGAAGCACCATCCGGACAGGGGCGGCGATACCGAGACCATGCAGCGCATCAATGCCGCGTATGATGCAGCTTTTGCCGAACTCAAGGAGCAGCACAACAAGACCGCCGACGAGTACCACCAGACCACCGAGACGCCGGACGAGTTCAAGGACATCATAGACCGCTTGATGAAGCTGGACGGGCTGGAGATTGAGCTTTGCGGCTCCTGGCTCTGGATAGGAGGCAACACGAGAGAGCACAAGGACGAGCTTAAAGCCGCCGGATGCCGCTGGAGCCAGAACAAAAAGCTCTGGTATTGGCACCACGCCGAGGACGGCAGCCGCTGGCACAAGGGCAATAAGACCATGAACCAGATTCGCAGCAAGTACGGCAGCCAGGTATTCAAGGGCAGCCGCGAGGAATCCAATTACGAGCGCATCGGGGCGGCGGTTTGACCGCCCCGAGGGAAGGAGACAACAGCATGAGCTACACCGACCATCTGAACAGGTACGGCAACCCGGCGAACGAGGGGCAAATAATTATCCGGGAGTACATACGCCGCCCGGAGACTTTGGCAGACGCGGAGGACATAAAACGCTATGACCAATCCGCAGCCGAGGCAATTGAAGAAGCCCGCCGCATGATTGAAGATTTGACCGAATACCGGCAAGCGCTCGCGGCCCGATATGCCTCGCTGGAGGTAATGCCATATAAGCGCATACTGCGCATCGAGCGCGAGAACTACAGCTATACCGGCATCAAGTACCGCGTGACCATTGCGAAGCACCGCGAGGACGGCACCGAGGTTAAGGAGCTTGAAGAAGTGTACCCTGGCAAGGAGCGGCACATTGCATTGAGGCGCTTTGCCGAGCTGCAAAAGCAATATCCCGGCATTGAATCAGAAAAGCACATCGAGAAAAGCAAATGGGAGAGGTGAGCGCATGGACATAATTGACATCCTCGCTCTTGCGCAACTGCAAGAGCTGATATATAATGCAAGCAAGGACGCAGACAACAAAAGCCGAAAGGAGATAGAGCAATGATAAAAATGGTTGTTATCACAGACGTAACCCCCGTTGGTGATCTGTATTTGTGCCGCGGTGAAAAGACCAAGTATCTTCGGCAACACGGGCCCGACGGGTATGTAACCTGGTCTGCCGCTCGGCAATTTGCGGGGGCGTGGGAGGTTGATGAACCCCTCCCAGCAGGCACCGAAATACATATTGTTAACCGCAGCAACGAATTGCTATATTCCGAAACGCTGGAGGCAATTCCCGGCATTGACACGCCGGTGGCCGAGCAGCGCGCGCCATTTGCCCGTGAAGCTGTCAAAGCTATGTATGACGAGTATAAAGAAAAATACGGCCTTGTAGACCACGACGTTTTGCGAGATTGGCTTATGCCCTACGCCGAACAATGTGGCTTTGAGGGGAGCGAGGACACCTGGATGCACGCCCCAAAGTATTTGGATGTTGATTATTCGGAACCCGAAAGCCGCGAGCTACTTGGCCACACGCTAAAAGTGGCGCGTTGGGACTATGTTCACCGCGTATGCAACAAGAAGTACAGCGCGTTTGAGGTGCAAACGAACATTGGGTCTTTTGCATGGCCAAGCGGGTATATGATTCAGAAAGACACTTGAATTTAAAGCCGCCCAGCACAACGCCGGGCGGCTTTTTGTTAGCATTTTTCATTAGCATTTTTGAATCCAAACGCTAATTTGATGCTTTCCATTTTGCAAAAAAAGTTTTAAAAGCGAGACTGTAACGAATCACCAAAAAGCCAGCAAACCCGCATGAACACAAGAAAATCCCGTAACCATGCGGGTTACGGGATTTCTGAAAAGTGGCAGGGGAAGAAGGTTTCGAACACCCAACAATCCGCATGAAACCTACGTTTTTAGGCATCGTTAGCATTTCCATTAGCACTTTTAGCATAAAAGACCGCAAGCTCGCCCCGGTATCGCTCAATATCCGCTTGCGCAATGTGCGTGTAGATTTTGCGCATCGTGCCCGGATTGCTCCACCCGCCAATCTCCATCGCTATCAGCTCCGGCACGTTGAGGTGATAGCACAGCGAGGCGAACGAGTGCCGCAGCCCGTGTATGCTCACCTCAGTTATACCGGTCTCCCGGCACACCTTGGCTATCCTGTAGCGCAGCGACTTGTCTGTTATCGTGAGCACCGCCCCCTGTGGCCTCCTGTCGCGCTCAAGAGCCGCTTTAAGCTCTGGAATGAGTATTGGTACATTACGCGCGGAAGACACGTTCTTGGCGCGATTTTTGGGGACATAGACGTTGTAGCTATCTAGTACCATAACATCATCGACACGGATAAAATCTGCGCCTACGGGTATGTTTTCCCAGCGCAGACCGCGAATCTCGGAGAGACGGAGCGAGGACAGCGCCAGCAGCGCCGGAACTGCTATGTCTGTACCGGCTACGGCCTTAACGAACGTCTCTATTTCATCGGCTTTCAGGAACGGTATGGAGCGCGTCGCCGCCTGTGGCAATTCGAGCTTCGGGACATTACCCCCGGCGCTTTCAACAGCCGAGCGCAGAAAGACTATGGTGTTCTTTAATGTCTTGGGCTTGTACTTTGCCGCCAGCTCGTTCAAGAGTAGTTGCCAGTCCTCGCGCTTCATGCCGCCCAGCTCGCGCCATCCGTAAGGCTCCAGACGCTTTTGCATGATTTCATATGCCCGTATAGTCACCGGGCTTAAAACGTTCTCGCGCTCTCTTATGTATCGCTCAATCGCTTCGCCAATCGTCGGCGAGGCGTCTTTTGTACCCTTTGACACTCTCGCCCCGGCCTTATACTCGGCCTTAATCCTCATCGCTTCCCGCGTGACGGCCTTTTCGGTTGCGCCGCTCACCGGTATGCTCTCGCCGCCAAGCCGGAGCTGGATAAACCACGTCCCGGACGCTAATTTTCTTGCTTTTGGTACGTTCACATGAACCCCTCCTATGAGTTATTCATGTAAGTCTCCCCTTTCTTTGTCAGCAATTCCACCCTGCCTGTCTCAGCTTATCCAGCATTTGCGGCGACGCCTGGGCAACAATGTACTCCATGAGCTGTTCGCCGTTGTCGAAAAGCGGGATTTTCTTGCCGTTGTGCATGATGTACTTCTGCGCGGGCTTCTCCTTGAGTTCCACCCATGCAAAGTCTTTGCCGAACCTGACGCCCTTGCCGTTGTCGGCCTCGTCCTCTATCTCTTCTATTGGCCTTTCCTCTGTCCACATATGGTTAAACGCCAAGTGCCGCAGCTCATGCTTTATAGCGTTTCTTCTCCGCTTCTCACTCACTCTGGTGTTAACGTATATACACACGGTTCCGTCCGGCATCGGGTCTATAAACCCAAGCCAGCGCGCCACCGGCATAGGCTCGATATACAGGAAGTAATCTAAATCCCGGTAATACCTCAATTCTGCTTGCCCCTCTGCTCGTGCTTGAACTTGATAAAGTTCATAATCTCTTTTATTTCTTCGGGCGTGAAGTCGTCGCCCTCGGCGTCCAGCAATACCCGAATCCCGCTTTGCCTCAATACCTCCCGCGCTTCTTCCAGCGTCTGCGGCTCGTCGTCCTCGGCGGGCTTTTCTTTTTGGTCGCGCGTCAATTCTTCGACACTGACGCCGAAGTAATCAGCAATACGTCTCAGTGTAGCATCGCGGGGTACTTTGCCCTGTGCCCAACCGGTAACTGCGGCACGGGAAAGCCCCATTTCAAGCGCCGCGCCAGATGCAGACACGCCTTTTTGATTGCACAAGCGCAAGTAATTGTCATAAAACACAGTTTCATCTCTCCTTTCTTTGTATAAAATAACGAAAGTGTATTTAGCTTACACAAAACAGTTGATTTAGCTTACTTAGCGTAGTATAATACACAATGTAAGCTAAATAAGCTTATTTAAATTACTTAGCTCACACATACAATATCACATTTAAATAAGAAGTGCAAGAAAAATCTAATAGTAGAATTCATTTTGTCAAGTCTATAAGCAACGCGCGCATCAGTTCATCGTAAACAATTTTTGCAATATATTTCTCATTCTTTTGAAGATAATCAGCCGCATTGTTTACGGTCATGCCCCATTTTCCAAGCGATAGAACAAATGCTATTCCGACACCTATCAAATACCCGTATTTAGCCCAATCATTGCCCCAGTGGAAAACAGCCCAGGTTATTGCTGCGGTCAACGCGCCAAGCACTACTACAGAAACAACATATTTTCTGCAAATACCACTCGCGTCAATTCTACCCGGATATTTTCGGTTAATCTGTGCGGTCATAGGGAACGCGCAGAATAAGCAAATCAAAATTTGTAAAGCTCCATACGAAAAAACGAGAAGCCCCAAAATCCACATAGCGGCTCCGATTAATATGTTCCACACCATGTTTTTTACCCCTTTCAAAAAATTTTTCTCCCCGCGTTAAAAAACGCGGAGTAAAGCAAAAATTTACCCTCTCGGCGGATTGCACCGCGAGCACGGCGTGTACCCCGATGCAAGCGCATAGTCAAGTGTCACGGCAATGCTGCTGTTCCAAAGGTACTGGCACCCCCACCGGTGATACTTCTCCCCGGTGTTGGTAATGTAGACGGTGACAGAAGTTTGCGGCTCTGGCGTAGGCTGTGGCGTCGGTTCGGGCGTTGTCTGAACAGTCTGGTCAAACTCTTGAGCTTGTTCATGTAGGTCATCAAAGAAGGCGTCAGCATCGACGTTGTTCGCATCATTTATTGCCGCTTGCTCAAGAGCCTCGTCTATTCGCTCCTGTAATTCTGGAGATATAGAAACCGTGGGCGACGGCTCCGGGTAAGCCAAATCGTTGTACTTCTGCCGCCACTCTTCGGCATCGCCCTGCGCGCTTTCGAGCGCTTCACTCAACTGGCTTACCTGCGCTTCAAGCTCGGCGTTGTCGTTGCTGATGCCCACATAAGCAAACAGAGTGAACACGAGCGCCAGCGCCAGCACAAACGCAGGCACATTTCTTTTGAATTTCATCCCTCTACCCCTTTCAGGAAGTGATTTGTATGTCAAACACACGCCCGCTCACGGCTGACGACTTCGAGCCGATGGACTTTGACGCCATGCCGCCCGATGTCTGCGACTGGCGAAAAGCTGACCTGTGCCTATTCAAGCTCTACTGTGCGACGGAGAACACCCGCGACGCGGATGAAGCATATGAAGCCATCGTTGAGCTTTCGAAAATACTTGTTCGTCGCGGAATAACGCGGTTTGTGTTTGACAAGCCTGTCAAAGCAAACCCGAACGGCTACTATGCCAAACTATTCCGAGAAATGCTTTTCGACGGCGGTGATACATGATAAGCACTCGACGCTGGCGTTGGATTCTTCACAGCCATTGCATCTGACGCCACAGTAGTTGCCGTTGTCATCAAGCTCCACGAACAGCGCGACCTTCCTTTCTCGCCCGTAGTCCTTGCGGCATTTCCAAGGCACATACCTCTGCTCAATATTCATTTCAATACCCCTTTCAGGAAGTGATTACATGACTTCGTTCTTTCAATCTTTGGCAGAAGCTCTATCTGACGGTTTGCTCGTCATGCTGGCTGCTTTCCTCGGCGCTCGCCTTGCCGTGGAGACCAGCAATAAAAGCAACTGCGTCCAAAGCGATTTTTGCAAACCCGCGAAAGGCCATAAGAACAACGACGATACCGAAAACGAACGGAACCGAAAACAGTAACAGTAGCAAGGGGCTATCACGGTAAATCACAGCGATAACAAGGCTTATCGAAGCAGCCAGCAATATCAAGGCAGCGCAGAATGTGAGCTTTTGGTATTCCTTTGTGGCCTGATATTTCTTAAACAGCGCTTTAACGGCTATCTCAAGCAAAAGCAGCGCCGCCCCGCCTATAACGTTCCCTAGTATTGATTCAAGCATCTACAACCACCCCTATCCCTAAATCATACCACACCCCAACACACAAGTACACAAAAATTTCCGTTCATGGAGCTTTTGACCGGCGCGGCGTGTTCCTGTTGTGCTTCCACTGCCTCTACCGCCTTGCTTTAACTTGATTGTATCCACGCCGCATCCGTCAAGAGCTTCAACCGCAAAGGAGTTGATAACAATGCCAAAAGCCAGACGCCCCAACCCGTATGACAAGCTCACGGCCCTGATAGCCGGAGCCAAGGCCGTGCAGCGCATGACTATGGACGACGTGTCCGCGTCAACCGGTATATCCCGCTCACGGCTCTTCGACCGGAAGAACAGCCCGCAGGATTACACGCTCGATGAGCTGGGCACCATCGCCCGGGCGCTGCACATCCCGCGAGAACAGCTGCTAGAGGCCATGCCGTGGTAGATAAGTACGGCGTCGAGCTGGTGGACGAGCATTGCCAGGGCTGCGACTACCTCGAAAACTATCGCGGGTTGTATTGGGAATATGTCGAGTATTGCTCGTACTATGCGGACACTGGTCTGCATCGGAACTGCCCGCCCGGTGCCGGGTGTATCCGCTATAAGCCACGCGACGTTGCGGCTCCGGGCACTGAATACAAAAAGAAGCTCACAGAGTATTACGAGCTGGAGAAGGAGAGGAAGCGCTATGTCAAAGGGGCGGATTAACCGGCCAAAGCAGATACGGACGTTCCGGTGCCCAGAGTGCGGCGCGGTTATGAGCGCCCCCAAGTACAAAGCCCGGACAAACGCCGGGCACATAAAAACCATGTATTGCTACCGCTGCAAGGCGGATAGAGATTTCATCCAAGTTGACAGATTAGAAGGAGGTACACCATGATTCACGTAACCATTACCGACCTCGAAACCAACGAGGTAAAGCTTGACAAAGATGTAAACGCCGTAATTGTAAGCACGTCAAGCAAAGGCGACACTGCCGCCGGCGTCGTCGGCTCCGTATCAGAACTCGCATTTGCATACAGCGCGCTCAGGGAAGCTGTTCACGAACTGGCAGATGATAACCCGAAGTTTTGGCCTATCTGCGATTTCATCAGGGCAATGCAGGACATCGAGAACGGCAACGATGAGTAACGACATCTACTGCATCAGCGAGCACGACCGTTACTACGCCGAGCCGCAGGAAGCTCCCGAACCCGACGAAGATTCAATCTTCGCCCCGCCCTATGCCAGCTATGAACCAGTTTGACGAGCATCAGACGAGCGTGACCATGTATGCACGCGGCACGGCTATATTTGACGTGTTTTTCCCCGACGGGAAAGCGGATTGCCGTCATTGCCCATTTTGCCGCTTCTCAGAGCCTTTCAACCTGTTCAGATGTAACCTGACGAACTGCTACATAGAGAAGAACGAGCTTAACCAGAGAAACCCCAGCTGCCCAATACAATTTGAAAATACACCATTTTAAGAAAAGCGAGGAAACAACAGATGTCATTGAATGTAAGCGACAAGAGCGGGCAGGGCTTTGAGCCTATTCCCGAAGGCACCCACACCGCCGTGTGTTACGGTGTAATAGACCTGGGCAAACAGTTCAACGAGAAGTTTGGCAAGAGCACGGACAAGGTACTCATCATGTGGGAGCTGCCGGACGAAATAGAAGACGGCCAGGAGCTGCCGCGTGTGTTCTCCCAGCGTTACACCGCCAGTCTGAACAGCAAAAGCAAGCTCCGCAAAGACCTAGCTGCATGGCGCGGACGAGACTTTACCGATGCCGAGCTGGACGCTTTCAACCTCCGCAACATCCTCGGTACCGCCTGCCTGATACAGATAATCCATAAGGAGAATAACGGCAAGACCTTTGCAAACCTGGCGTCTATTATGGCGCTGCCCAAGGGTATGCCGCGCCCCCTGCCCAAGCACGAGATAATCTCCTTTGACCTTGACGAAGATGACCTGTCCGCTTTGGCAAAACTGCCCGATTGGATTGTGGATGTTATCAAGGAATCCGAGACGTTCAAACAGCGCCTTAACGAGGAGCGCGGCTACGGCTCCAATAAGCCGGTAGACGTAAGCGCCGCCGACTTTGAAGAAGCGGACGACGATCTCCCGCTTTAACACACTATGGCTCTTAACAGCTTCAATGCCTATCACAGCTACTTGAAGTCGATAGAGCCGCTTAACGATTCGGAGCGCGGGCGTCTATTCACGGCGCTGCTGGAATACAGCAGCACGGGCATAGCGCCTGAGCTCCGGGGGAACGAGCGGTTTGTCTTTCCGACGATGAAAGAGCAGATAGATAGGGATAGGGAGAAATACGAGGCCAGATGCGCCCAAAACAGTAAAAATATAGGCATACGATGGAATACGAACGTATACGACCGTATACGAACGAATACGAACGTATCTAAAGACAAGGACAAGGACAAAGACAAGGACAAGGACAGACCCCTTCGGGGTAATAGCGCACAGGGCGCGCAGGAACCCCCGAAAGTCTCCGACTACGGTTTTTCTCCCGAGTTAGAGGCTGCGGTCACCGATTGGCTTGCCTACAAACAGGAGCGCCGCGAGGCGTATAAACCGACCGGCTTGAAGTCCTTGCTGACGCAGATAAAAAAAGCCGCCGCTGAATACGGCGACGCGGCGGTTATTGAAATCATCCGGCAAAGCATGAGCGCGAACTACATGGGCATTGTCTTTGACCGCTTGAAGAAAGGAGGCGTAGCCGTTGGAGCTGGCAGAAATACTGGCGAAAGCGCAAAGCCTAAGCGAAACTGGGGCATCAAACCCGACGTATGACCGTGCCGCCATAGTTAACGGCATCACCGGCGACCTAGGCGAGCTGGATTGCCCCAAGTGTAAGAACCGGGGTTGGATAGCATACAACGACGGCGACGGCATTGTGTACGAGAAGTGCGACTGCATGCCGCGCCGGGCAGCTCTCAAGCGAATCAGGGAAAGCGGTCTGTCCGCGTTGCTGGAAGATTACCGGCTCGACAACTACGAGACGCCGGAGCCATGGCAGGAATCTGCACTGACCAAGGCCCAGCAATATGCAGAATCCCCCGGCGCACACTGGCTGTATATCTTCGGGCCGCCGGGGACTGGCAAGAGCCACCTGTGTACCGCCGTCTGCGGCGCGCTGCTGGACGCTGGGCGGGCCGTGCGCTACATGCTGTGGCGTGACGAGAGCCGCGACCTTAAAGCCATTGTGAATGATTCTGCGGCCTACAACAAGGCCATGCACGAACTCAAGGGCGCAGACATCCTGTACATAGACGATTTTCTCAAGGGCGGCATGGGCGACGCGGACAAGCGCCTCGCCTTCGAGCTGTTAAACTCCCGCTACAACTCCCGCCGCCCCACGCTTATCTCCAGCGAGTTAAGCATAGACGCTGTACTCGACTGGGACGAGGCCATAGGCAGTAGGATATACGAACGCGCCAAAGGCTATGTGATACACGCCAACGGTCAGAATTGGAGGCTAAGATGACGAACGGAAATACAAAGGGCCGCTGCAAGTACAGTCTCGGCGTACTGTGCGACGCTCTGGAATGTGATAAGCACTGCGGTTGGAACCCCGGCGAGATGCTGCGCCGCCACACGCAGCTCAAGCGCAACGGCCTGACGAACATTGGAAACGAGACTTACAGTCTCATAGTGAAGCGGGAGCGCAATGGCGAAGAACTCACGGGCTAAGGGAAAAAGGGGAGAAATCGAACTCGCTCACAAGCTCCGTGAACATGGCTACAGCGCCCGGCGCGGCCAGCAGTACAGCGGCACAGAGACCAGCGCCGACGTCGTTGGTCTCCCCGGTATACATATCGAGTGCAAGCGAGTAGAGGCTTTGAATATTTATGCAGCAATCATGCAAGCCGCGAACGATACCGGAGCGAGCGGCGAGCTGCCCGCCGTGTTCCACCGAAAAAATAACCAGCCGTGGCTTGTTACCATGCGGCTGGACGAGTGGCTTGAACTGTACAGGAGGTGGGCGAGTGGCAAGGAAGAAGGGTAGCGCGAATTTTCCGAAGATTGACAAGGCCGGGCGTGATATCTGTCTGAATTGCCCCTATCCTTACTGCGTAGGCGGAAAGCCCGGCAAGTGCTCGCCCCGCTTTTTGGGGCGTCCATCATACGAGAGGCAGATGTACGAATCCGGTAGGCTGGGAGGCAGCGAAGATGTATACGACGATTAAACAAGACGACGCGCCCCGATTCAAGGGCTATGACGGTAAGCGGCAGTATGTAGTGCGGCATCCGAGCCACGGCATGATTACCGTGTATGCGCCAGACGAATACGGCGCGCTGCGCGTCGCCGCCGAAGAATGGGGAGAGCGATTTCAGGATTTTAGCTTTTACGGCCCCGCGCGGGCCGCCAAAATTGGGAGGTAAAAACATGGCCGTAGTAACGATAACTATAGGAGCGCTTATGCTCGTGGCCGGGTTCTGCCTGGGTTGGTCGTTAGCCGATTGGACAGCAGCGGACTGGCAAGAGGTGCAGGACGATGATTAACTTCCCGGAGCTGTTTTTGGTAGTTGCATCTTACATAGTCGTGGCAGGCGTGTCAGCTTGGGTTGGCCTCAAGGCCGGGGCCGAGCTCATGCGCCGCTACTGGGAGGGCAAATAATGAAGGGTAAGAAGAACTCACCCATGGAACCCATGCTCAGGCAGGGAACTCACATCTATATCCCGTTTGCGGATGGCTGCGCCCTGCTCAATACTCGCGGAGACGTTCGCATGTATAAGAACCCTGGCGCGTTTGCTCGACACAACCCTGAGCTCGCAAAAACCGCCGAACTTGTGGAGTACGCACCAGTTACCGGAGGGCAAGAGCTTGGATGACATCAAATTAGCCCGGCTCGGCGATAAAGAGGCTGCGAAGCGGCTGACGGACGCGGGGGTGCTGGTGCCGTGCGCTCACTGCGGCAAACCGGCCTATATATCAGTTGACCCCGAGTGCGAGCCAGACAGCACGGGGAAAAGATGGGCATACACAGTTGTATGTGGGACGTGCTGTGCAACATCAGGGCTGTGTTATTCGACAGATATGGCCTGTCTCACTTGGAACACCCGCGCACCGATTCTGAGCGCGGAGGAAATTGAAAGATTGGAGGCTCAGCCATGATGACGCTTAGAGAAGCTATCGAATATTTGCAGTACGGCGATTGGTACAATCACGTGCAGGAAGGCATAAGTCAGGCCGAAAAAACTAAACTCGGTGACGCCATCGGGGAAATATGTGACACGCTTAGAAGCGTTATCAAGGTGCTGGAAACGGAAATGGAGGCGGAGACATGACGCGGGAAGAAGCGATTAAAACATTTGAAGATATTTTACAATTAAGCCCTACACTTGATGAGACCGGATGTTCTGTGACGGAGGCTATGAAAGTTGCCCTCTCCGCCCTCCGCCCCGTCACCAGGGAGCAGGCGGAGAAATTCAAAGAATACTTTGATGAATTGTACGGGAAAGGCTTGGAAGTTCATGGCTGGCACATGAACGGAGAAGCAAAGCCTTTCGATGACTTCTATGAGGCCGCTTGTGAATATGCTGGACTATGAACTGATATACGGGAACTGCCTTGACCTTATGCCGAAACTGCCAGAAAACAGCGTCGATATGCTATTTACCGATTTGCCATACGGCACGACAAACTGCAGATGGGACACGCCTATTGACCTTGACCGATTTTGGCGTGAGGCAAAGCGGGTAGTACGACCAGGTGGATGTAAGGCCCTGTTTGCACAGACCCCTTTTGACAAAATTTTAGGATGCAGCAACTTGAAAGAACTGCGCTATGAATGGATATGGGAAAAAACTCAGGCAACCGGGCATTTGAATGCCAAGAAGATGCCGATGAAAGCTCACGAAAATATCCTTATCTTCTACGATAAGATGCCAACCTACAACCCACAGATTACTCATGGGCACACCAGAAAAGTTTCAACGCTGAAACACAAAAGAAACTGCAGGCTGGGGGAGGTATACCACGACTACCGCCCTACCGGCTATGACAGTACAGATCGTTATCCAAGGGATGTACTTAAAGGCCCAACCGATAAGCAAAAGTCCTGCCTTCACCCAACGCAGAAGCCAGTGTGGCTGTGCGAACAGCTCGTCCTTACATACACAAATGTCGGTGACACTGTACTGGATTGCTGTATGGGGAGTGGGTCTATCGGAGTGGCATGTCTGCTGAATAGAAGGAAATACATAGGTATGGAGAACGACCCGACAATTTTTGATACAGCAAGGTTCAGACTGGAGGAACTGAAATGATTACACGTAAGCAGGTGGAGAAGGTGTTTCCTGGATGCCCTAAATGCAGATACGAAGATGGCAAAGAGCCTATGGACATTTATTACCCAGATGGATGGGATAACGGAATTGGTTTTGAATACGGAAAAGCAATTTTCTGTCCGGAGTGTGGTCGCCCGTTAACAGACGAGGCCGTGGAGATGGTGATGGAGAGATTGGAGGCGCTGAAAGATGGCAAGGGCGATTGACGCGAACGTGCTACACGCTGAAATCAGCAAGTGGCCGGAGAGCGTCATGTACAAGGATTGGGTGCAGAGCGCGATTGCGAACGCGCCAACCCTCACCCCGCCGAACGAGCCGGAACGCGCGGGGCTGTATGGGAAATATACCGTCTACAAGAACAAAGACGGCTCTCTCGTGCCCGACTGTTTCGTACTACGCCCTGTAAAAGACCCGGCGGCGGTTATTGCCCTCAGAGCGTATGCTGCCGCCACCGACAATGCGGAGCTTTCCGCCGACATCATCAACTGGGTTGGAGCCGAGCCGAACGAGCCGTTGACGCTGGAGCAACTGCGGGAGATGAAAGACAAACCCGCATATCTCAATGTTTTTGACCCGCTGCTTGAAAGCGGATGGCATATTATCAAGGCGGTCACAGAGGACAAAATCATTTTCAGGGGATGGCAAACGGTATATGTGCCTATTGACGGCATGGGCATAGACTACAATCTGTACCGCCGCCCGCCGGAGGGAGAGGGCAATGCCTGAGCACGTCCTATCTCTGAGCTACGGAAAAGACTCGTTGGCCTGCCTGGGAGCTATTGAGCAGCTGGGCTGGCCGCTCGACCGTATCGTCCACGCCGAGGTGTGGGCTACGGACACGATTCCTGCTGACCTGCCGCCGATGGTGGAGTTTAAGGCCCATGCAGGCAGGATCATCAAGGAACGGTGGGGGATCGAAGTGGAGCACGTTAGGGGCAAGTGGACTTATCAGGACGTGTTCTACCGCAAACGGCTCAAATGCGCGAAAACAGCTCCTGGAGAAATTCGTGGCTGGCCAATGACCGTGGGCGCGTGGTGTAACAGCGCGGTAAAAATGCCACCGCTTAAAGTACTGGAGAAAGGGGACAAAATCATCTACATCGGTATAGCTTCAGACGAGCCGAACCGGTTTCATAACCTGTCTGATACAAAACGTTCCCCATTGGCAGAGGCAGGCTGGACGGAGGCCGACTGCCGCCGGTGGTGTGAGGAAAACGACCTGTTGTCTCCAATTTACACCACGGCAACGCGGGGCGGCTGCTGGTTCTGTCATAATCAAGGCGTGGGACAGCTCCGGCTCCTGCGCAAGAACTACCCGGAATACTGGGCGCTGATGCTCAAATGGGACAAGGATAGCCCGGTTGTGGGGTGACTATCTCAACCGCCGCATAACTGCCGTTGACGTATCGGCAATGATGGGGCTGCTCAAGATAGCGCGCATAGGCACGGGTCGGGCAACCGAGGACAGCTTTGTTGACCTCGCGGGCTACGCCGCATGCGGCTGCGAGATAGCCACACGGGACACCGCGTCTAAGGCCAAAGCCGACGCAGAGGCCAAACAAAAGGCTGTAGAGGACGCCATGCTCAAGGAGGCAAGCAAAGCCTACGACCTGCTGAATGGGCTGAGATAACAATTAAACATACGTTTAATCTAAAAGAAAAGGACGGGGAAAATCCCGTCCTTTTGCTTTATGGCGCGTAGTCCCATTCCATAGATGTCGACCCGTAGATGTTCCCATACGGGTTGCCGGTCTTTGAAGTCGGGCATAGCATCGCCCACAGAATCGCCGCTTCTCTGGTCGTCATGTCGCTGTTGGAATCCATGAGTGTATCTATGAGTAGCTTGGCTTCGTCCTGCTTGTATCTGCCGTTGCCGTCCTCGTCGCCCACGCCCTCGTCTTGCATCTCAAGCATATTGACGTACAGCTCCGGTGAAATGCCGTAGGCGTAGGCCGTAGAGAACTTCTGCCTATCACCGCTCGACGCGCCCTCATACTCTGTGAGCGCCTGTACCTTTTCGGCGTCTGTCAGGCCGCTCATGTTTGCTATGGCCTCGTAACGCTGCAAGTCGCTCACCTGAGTTTTGCCCTGCTGTGGCTGCAAGGCGCTCACGGCATCATATACAGCGTCTGCCTTTTCCGGCGTGAAGCCAGCGTCGATAAGGGCGTCGTAGCGCTCAGTGTCAGCGGGGAACATGTTCCAGAAACGCATCTGCTCCTCTATCACGTCGCGCTGGTTCGCGTTAAAGCCGCTCTCGGTGTCAAGCCACTTGGCAAACTCCGTCGCCGCGCTGTTGGCGCTCAGGTTCTCGTTTTCGTTCAGCTCTTGGTGTTTGTCATACGCCTCATACCACCGCTCGGGGTCAATCCCGGCCTCGTAGGCGTCTACCACGTCGTCAAAGCGTGTGCCCTCGCCCAGCGCTTCCATGAGCGCGTTTTGCTTCTGCGTGCTCATGCGCTCATAGTCCTGCATCACGGCCTCAAACGCCGCCGTGTTCGCGCCCTTGCTGTCCTCAACACTGCTCCACGCCCGGTCAAACGCAAGGTATTCCGCTATGTCGCCATATTCAGCTGCCTTTTCATATCGGCTGTCAACCTCGTAGCTCGGGTCAATGACGTGCTTCGCAGTCTGCAAAGCATAGTCATAGACCTCTTGAATCGCGCGCGCCTTTTCGGCATCGCTCATAGCCTTGTATGCGTCGGTCTCCATGAGCGCCGACGCCTCGGCAAGCCTCGTCTGCCCGAGCGTCGTCGCGTACTCCGTGTACTGCTCCGGCGTCAGGCGCTCACCGTTGATTGTGGTGTTGCCCATGGTTGCCCGGTCGGGGAACACGTTGTACTCGCCGCCCGTCGCGTCATAGACGCGCTGTAGCTCGTCCTCGACCTCGCTTGTGCTCAGTCTGGAATAGTAGCCGGGACTGATAAAGTTGCTCGCTGCGCGCCCGGCCAGACTGCCGGTACTCTCCGTGTGCCCCCATGCGTCGATGTAGTCCACCTGGTTATACTCGCCGGGCAGACGGTTCATCGCCTGAGAAATAGGATATTGCAGGTCGTCCGGTATAATGCTTGTCGGGTCGGTATAAGAGCTTTGCCGTGTGTCCTCTATTGTGCGCTCGATAGCACCGAACACCGAGGGAAAGAACTGGCTGATGTAGTTGGTCACGGACGAAGAAAGCACAGGCCAAATGCTGTTGCTGCCCTGATAGTATGCCACACTGTCCAGCAAATCGCTTATGCCCGAAAGCATAGACATTTCCAGCATCGGGTCTGTCATGTGGCCTATACCTTGCAGAACGGCTTCAAGGGCGTTTGTTTCCTCGTCCTCGCTGCCGCTGCCCGCTAGCTGATTCCAAATCTCCGCGCCAGTGAAAAACGGGAGCGCTGCCGGAGCCAGCCAGTCAAGCGTATAGCTGTTGCCGCCTATTTGCAGGGCGTAGGGCTGGAACCCGCGCAGCTCGTCAAACGCTGCTTGTTCCTCGTCGTCACTGCCGCCGCCGGTTATTACGCCCTGCGAGGCCAGCAGCGCGCCCAGGCCGACAAGCGCCGTGCCGACAAGACCGCTAGAAATCTGGTCTATCGCCTCGCCCGCTGTCATATTCCCGCGCTTCACATTGACGCCAAGATTGTGCAGCCCGCGCGCCAAACCAATAGGCGAATACTCGACGCCGCGTACAACGATGTTTGCGGGCGTCCGGGTGAATGGTATGTTTGCTCCAACGATGGTTTGCCACACACGCCCTGCTGCGCTGTCTCCGCCTAGATTGGCGATACGCTGCACAAAATTAGAGAACGTATTGAAGTCGCGGAAAGTGAGCCGTTGCGCCTCCCGTATGGCGTATGCCTGTGCCTCGGCTATAACCTCCTGCCCCGCGTTACCGGACACATAGTCCTCTGCGGTTATGCCGCGTGCTCTCAGAAATTGCGCAAGGTTACTTGCGTATGCCTTCTGCGAGAAGAATATGTCCTCAGCCTCTAGGGTGTTGGAAGCAAAGTCCACTGCTTTACCGAGAACACCGTTGAAAGGAGCTCTCATGTGGCGGCGTATGCGGTTAAGCTCATTGGTGTACTTACCCGCGTCGCCCAGCATGTCGTTTATGCGCTTGTACTCCTGCATGCCTACCTGATACCGCGCCGCATCCTCCGCGCTGTTGCGGCGGGAGATAGTTTCGCGCGTCCTCTGGCTTCGGTCGCTCACGAACCGGCGCTGTAGGCCGCTGCTTATCCTGTTGCGGACGGAAGTAAGCCCGGCCATTGCCGAGTTGCCGAGCACGTTCCTGACGTGCGTTCTCGGGTTCGCCAGCATTGCAAAGTAGCGCCAGGCGTTGAGCTTGTCGTACCAGTTTTGCGGTATCTGGTTTGCTATGTCCTGATATATCTGGTCGAGGATTTCAAAGCGCGTCTGCTCGTCGGTGGCGTTGAGGTAGTCTCCGGCCAGGCTGTCGTCTATGTGGAGGTTGGGCGCAAGGTCTCCGTACTTTGTGTTCAACTCGTCTTGCAGATTGGCTATGCTGCGCTGCACACCGTACAAACGCCCCTCGGGCGTGAGCTTGTTCAGTATGCTCATGGCTTCCGGGGCGACACCCGAAACGACTTACACG